AGTTATATGACGAAATTTTGGGAATTGTTCCACCAGAAGAATACATTGCACCTGGAATTGGCAATGTCAATGGATCTTGTGGTCCTCCAGGTTTAGTTAATTGTTCTTTGGCAAAATATGCTCCAAGTTTTTCATAAAAGGGAGAATCTTTTTTATTTAAAGTTTCCTCAGCCGATTTTAAATCTTTTCTTACATAAGGTTTGATTCTTTCTATTTCTCTATTTCTTGCTGCAAAACCAATAATAGTTGTTAATGCTCCTAACAGAACAGGATTTAATAAAACTGCTGAAACTACTTGTATAGCTGCTATTAATTTGGCAACCACAGAAATCAGTTGAAGTCCAACCAAGACCCCAACTATTTCTTTCCAATATTTTCCTACAAAACTAAGAGTTTCTGACAATTTCTTTTGATTATTCTTATCAGATAACCAAGTAAATGCCGTGTTAATGGCAATACCAGATACAATAATTCCAAAGAAGTCAATTAACTTTTGGAATATATTTTTGGCAGGAGCAGTGACCTTATCAAAGAAATTACCAACTCCTTGATTAAATTTGTTTATTGATTCAATTGATGCTTCTTTTTTACTTACTCTTTCTTTCTCAGTTTGTTTTTTGATACCACGAATTGCTTGCTTTCTTTCTGCAATTCTTGTAGCAAAATCTATTGCTAGTTGATTCTGAATTTCTACAAGAATTCTATTCGTCTCTTGTAATGCGTCTAGTTGATTTGTCTCAAGTTTAAGTGAACCTTGAGTTCCTTGTAGTTTTGGTCTTTGTAAAAATCTAAAACTTGATCTTCTAAGTCTTGGAGTAGCAGCACTTGAAACAGCTTCAGCACCACGAATTACCGAAGATGAAATGTTCCTACTACTAATCTTCGGTATTGATGGTGCCTTATAGATGGGACTTTCAAATGCCACTAGATTGCTTTGCCTTTAGGTTTTCTTCTTCAATATAAGTTTGAAGTAATGAGACATAAACTTCACGCTCCCAAGGCATCATATTTTCAAGCTCAGTTAATGAATATTTATGGTGTTGCATCAACTGAAAATTGACATTATAGTATGACTCAAGACTAGTATGAGCCATACTCAAGTGAAAAAACTCGCCAGACCCTCCAGGACTACATCACTTTCAACCTTAGTCTTTGGATTCTTAACTTTGATTGTGTGAGAAAGTTTAGGCATCGTCGTAAAGAAAGTCTCAATTTCTTTGAACTGTTTAGTATTCATCTGTTCAATAAATTCTTGAAGTTCTTTCTTTGTACAGTCAGAGGCACTCCACGACTCTTCTTGATCATAAACCGCATCAATACAAGACGTAATCATTGCTAACGACTTATCAACATCACCACCTACTTCATTGATTTCAAAGTTATTCTCAACAAATTGTTCCAATGATGGATACTTAAGTTTCATTGAGAGAGAATCATCCAATTTAATAATGTTGCTGTGATTTGAATCCTTTTGAACCTTAATATCATCAATATTGATTTCCATCTGAACTTGAGTCTCACCATCATCAGGACAAGTTACATTGACTTCAACAGTTTCACCAACCGATTTGGCACGAACGTTAAGGAACAAATACTCAATATCAAACGTAGATAGTTCAGAAATTTTTACATTTTTGGTCAGAAGACAATCTGACAAAATCTGAACAATAGCACCTGAAATTTGCTTCATATCTTCTGATTCTAGTGCCATAATCAGAATTTTTTCTTCTCTAACTAGAAATGGTCTGTATCTAACTTTTTTTCCAGTAGAGGGCAAGTCCAACTCATATGTTGGTGTAGAGATCTTTGGTAAAGGCATAATAACCTATAGAAATTCAGTTGTGATTATTTATCATGGATTTGTTAGTCCTCTTAATTCCCTTTCTTCAGCAGGAGTGATATTACCTTTTGCTTGTTTTACTCTCAATACTCCTACTCTTCCGGAGTTTGAACTTGGTCTTCCGCTAGTTGTATTTGTTACGGATGTTTCTGTAGATGATTGTTGTGATGACCCAGAACTTGAACTACCTGTTTGATTTTCTCTAATAATTGTATATCTATCATAATTAAATGTCACTGTGATTTTTAAAATGTCAGCTGGACCATATGAAATAGGTACAGAAGCAACTGATTTTGGAAAAGCATTAACTAAATTATAAGTTCTTGATTTATATTCTTTACCAACAAGTCCATAATCTCTTTCCATTTTAGCGATCTGAACAGAAGTTTTATAATCGTCAGGAAATCTAAATCTTCTATAAAATCCCTTATCTTGTGAATTTTGTCCTACTTTCCCGCCAGAACCACCAGATATAAAATCCATCCAACCTTGAAATAATTCCAATACTCTATATTTTCTATCAACGTAAAACGTCGCATCAATATCAGTATACAGTCTAGTGTGAGCAAATTCTTGAGTAACTCCTAAGAAATTATCTTTAACTTCGGATGTAGCAAAAGTTGATCCTGGTAAAGATATATCGGAGCAAAGAACACCATATGCTCTCGTATCTAAACTAACACCAGATTCTATATAACCCTCTCTACCTAAAAATTGTATAAGATCTGATGGTAGACCAAATTCAACTACATATTCATTACTCAAGGAAAGATCACTGTATAATTTACGTTGATCTTGAGTTAGTATGGTGTATACAGGCGTACCAGCCATCTAAATATCTCTTATGGAGTCTTAATTATAAAGTATTTAGATGTCATATAAGGGAAAATACCAACCATCGTTTCCACAAAAATACAAAGGAGATCCAACGAATATCATCTATAGATCTCTTTGGGAACGTAAATTTATGGTTTATTGTGATATAAATGAAAAGATTTTGGAATGGGGATCAGAGGAAATGTTTGTATGGTATCGGTCTCCAGTAGATAGCAAACCTCACCGATATTTTCCAGACTTTTATATCAAAGTTCAGGAATCAACAGGACAAATTAAAAAGTATTTGATTGAGATTAAACCAAAAAGACAAACTGCTCCTCCACAAAAACCAAAAAGACAGACTAAACAATATCTTTATGAAGCGTATGAGTATGCCAAAAATCAGGCAAAGTGGAAAGCAGCAGAAGAATGGTGTGCTGATCGTGGTTATGAATTTAAAGTTCTCACAGAAAACGAATTAGGTATTTGAGATGCCTAGAAAGACACTCAAGCAAAGACAAGAAAGTAATCCAACCGATGATAATGACAATCGGGTTCGTTCGGTTATTGATGGTGTGATTGGTAATGAAGATCCCGATGATTTGATGCTTGAGATTTTAAATGTTTTACAAGAAAGTGGACGAGTTCCAAGAGCAGGTAAATATTATACTTTTGTCTACCGACCAAAGACACCATATATAACTTACGATCAAAATCCTCTAGTTGCGGTCACTGAAGTTTTCCGATGGGGATTTAAGGGTATTAATTTTCACTGGGGAGAGTTAAGACAATATACTTATGATGAAGTTGCTGGGCAATTGTATGAGGTTTATGCTGACGAACTTGCCGACTTAAGAGAGATTCCTTTTGCCAACATCCGTCTAAATAGTTAAAAAATATCCAAATGGCAGAAGTATTAAGATATCCATACGAAGCACTAACGGATAGTACAGATTATCTACAGATAAATCTGATAGAAAAAAATGTAACTAATTTTGGATCAGAAAATACTTTAGAAAAGTTGTCTTTGATCAATCGTGGGAAATTTGCTCCAAGAGCAGAAAATAAAAATGTAAATATAAACAAAAAAGAAGCAAATCGTGGATTATCTCGACAGACATTAACATCTGGTGGGGTCATTCTATTACCAATGCCATCAAGTATTAATGATACTAACCAAGTTAGCTACTCTGATGATAGTCTTGATGCCATTACTGCCACTATTGCTAAAGGAGTTGGTGGATCTATAAAGACACCACTATTTGACGCAAAAGGACAATTAAATACTACAGAAATTTTATCAAATATAAATAAATTCTTAATTCAACCTACTGTAGAGAACCAAGGACTGATAAAAAATCTAATATTGACGAATCTAGCATCTCAAGCAGCAAGCCTTGCTGGTATAGGAAACTTAAGCCTCAACCAAGCAATAGCAAGATCTTCTGGTCAAATTATTAATCCAAATATGGAGCTTTTGTTTAATAATCCAACCATTCGTAATTTTAGATTTTCATTTAAAATGACTCCTAGAAATACCGCAGAAGCAAATCAAATAAAATTAATTATAAGAAGTCTTAAAAAACACATGTCGCCCAGAGACTCTGCTAGTTTTGCCGATGCTAATCAACCAAATAGTAATATTTTTCTAGCTGCTCCAAATATTTTTGAGTTAAGATATAAAACTGGTAATGCCAATCACAAGTATTTGAATAGATTTAAGCGTTGTGTTCTTGAAAATATGTCTGTTAACTACACAGGTGAAAATGTTTATGCAACTTATCCAGATGGTCAACCAGTATCAACAGTAATGGATTTGTCATTTAAAGAACTTGAACCAATTTACGCATCAGATTATGGAACTGATGAAGGACAAATAGGAACAGGATACTAATGGGATACTTCAGAGAACTACCAGATCTAGCATATCAATCGTTCTTGCCAGGAAAGAACTCATCGCAGGATTATGTGATTGCGAAGAACCTTTTCCGTAGAGTCAAATTTCGTGATGACTTATATAATGTATTCACCATCTTTGACAAGTATCAAATCAAAGATGGTGCTCGTCCAGATACCGTTGCCGACGAGATCTATGGAAGTCCAGAACTAGATTGGGTTGTTTTGACCACTGCTAACATCATCAATGTCAGAGATCAGTGGCCT